GTTGTTCAACAGGAAGCCGTTTACCAGCATTCGACTAAACTCTCGAGCAGACATGTTACACCTCCAAGGTTGCTGGAGGATATCAAGAAACATGTGTCTGACCTGCTCAAGGGCGAGTTCCAAGAAAGAATCTCGATGCACGTGCCTTCTTCGTCCGCTGCTGTGGTTGAAAATGGACGCGTAGGGGGAGGTTACTCCAGCTATGTTTGCGGCCTTGCTCGTGAGAGTTGGGCCCAGGCGGGTGCGGGTTACCTCCGAGGTGGTCGACCACCACCTGGCTCCGGCCTTAGGGAACGGAGCCACCTTGCGTCCATGTTCGAGCACAGACTGAGTAAACGAATACGGGAAGATGCTCCATTTGATCACCCTTCTATGTTGAGCGCCGAACGGAACCAAGCTTCTGCAACTGCTTGGCTTCTCCGTAAGGCAGAGGGTGTTCCTGTGGTTCATCGGTCTACCGTAATCGCTGAACTCGGGATGAAGGCACGTGTCATTACTGTCCCACCTGCTTCGGTATTTGCTCAGGGCGACCTTGTGCGACAGGTCGTCTGGCCCGCCCTCCTTCGGAGGGTTCCACAGATCCTTCCGTATGCTCCGCATACAGAAGAGGAATCCCTCCGGAGAGTTATGGGAGGTTGGCATGCCGGAAAGGTCTTCCTTTCGGCTGACCTTTCTTGCGCTACTGATGGCTTTGGACATGATGCTATTCGTGCTGTCATTAGTGGTCTGGGTCGAGCGGGTTTGCCCTCGCTCCTCTGCCACGCCATGACCGAGAGTCTCGGTCTTGGACACGAACCGCATCATGTTCGCTATCTGTATTCGCAGCTGCCCAAGGCAACGCACGAAGCAGTTCGAGCACGTTTCGGTGCTACTGAGGATGGCAAGGCTGTTGATGTTCCAAAGGTTCGTGGTTCCCTTATGGGAACTCCGTGTTCCTTTGTCGTCCTCAGTCTCCTCAATAGCTGGATGAGTGAGCGGTTGGGCCCGCACAGGATCATCTGCGGTGATGACCTGGCGGCCGTGACTCATCCCGAAAACGTGTCTTCCTATTCCCAACGAGCCAGGGCAATAGGAAGCGAACTCAATGATGGTAAGTCGTACCGGTCGGATATAGGCTTCGTGTTCTGTGAAGCCTATGCCCTTCTGTCCAGGAAGGGTAATTGTCTTGACAGTTTCCGACCTCCATCCATCAAAGAGTTCGTCAGGGACGGTAATGGGGTCATGACCCAGCACTCTGTAGACCCTTCTTCTTTCAATCGACTTGCACGTTGTGCTAGGACAATCTACCGCACTCAACGGAAGATTGCAATGAAGAAGAACAGACCGCCGGAGCTCCCTGCCTCCTTGGGAGGCCTTGGACACCCTTGCAAGGGGCGCCTTCGGGTGCCTGTCTGGTGCAGGAGAGCTCTGGCGGAGTTGTATCTGTGTCAGAGTGCCGAGCATGGTGGCCCGCATGACCCATCGAGATTCATTCGTACTCTCCAGGTCCCCGCGATTCCTTCCAACAGGAAATCGTGGAAACATTGTCGAAAGATTGTGGAAGAGCATCTTGACAGGAAGAAGCTCGTTATTGACGGACCACAACCCGGAGACAAGTTTATTCCCAATGAGTTTCTTAGTACCTACCTGTCTGTCGGTACTAACTTGACTTATCTCAACACTGGGAATGGAAACCGGAGAGTGCGAACACAAGAGATCAAACCAGGGAATCTTACATGGCCTCGACCGTGCCCCGGCATGGTTGTCTTGTCCACTCAAACGAGAATTAAAACGGTTCTCGAGTGGGACAGGAGGGCTCGTCAGGAGCTCGGCATGTATTTCCCAGAAGACTTTTCTGCGCATATTCGCGGACGAATACCCGCATACCGGAGCTGGGAGGCTCCGGGAGATGTCTGACCCCTCTGTTGCGTTTACAACATTGGGCGCAG